CCCCACCACCACATTGACTTTCTTCATCAAACGAAGACACAAGAATGACAGAATCATTATCTTCTTTGATAATATATCCGACACTTGTGACAGGTCTGAGTTTTTGTTCTTGTAGTTCTTTGAGATCTTGCCATGAGTTGTCATCCGACATAGCGTCAAGCCAATCAATCAATACAATTTGTAATTCATCTTTCTTCATAGTCCTCCTCATGTGTATCGTTAAACTCTGACCATACTTCTTCTATTCGATCATTAATCATATTCTCAATTTCTCTGGAATAATTTATTGGTCTTTGTCTTGATCTAATTCTTCCGACTATACCAAGATTAGTATTGATCTTCTTACCAGACGAGAGTATCTTATCCCAATACTCTTTGTCATAATCAATAAGAACTCGTCTACCTACTTTCTTAATACGAACATTGAACAAGTCCTCGCCATCATCTTTGCGAGTGTTGTTTATGCTGTTAACATATTTATTCCATCTGCGAGTATCTTCACGAGCATAGTCAGATACCCTGCGACGATAGTACACAGGTATACCTGTTCTGTTAACATGAAGAATTAAGTCTGCGACATCTGTCATTTCCTCTTCATTCCATATGTATTCGTTACCATCTTCATCTTGCTCATACTGTGGATGTACATATCTAACTTGTATCGCATTGTCAGGTATATATTTTCCGATAATCATTTCAAGTAGATGATGATGAATATACCAATAATACTAAGAATAAGATAAAGAACTGCGTTGTCAATTTCCATTTCATCTGCCCTCCTTCACAAAGGTATAAGTTCCAAGTGCAATGCAGCCACACGCCACACCACAAATAAAAGTTAATAATGTAATTATAATCATAGCATACTCCTGTAATTTGTCAATAGAAAAAACACCGATAGAACACCGAAAGAACTCGATAGGTCAACATATCGAGGGTGTGGGGTATGTGTAATCCCTATTAACGATTTAAAATTTATTATTATTTTTATTATAATAATATACTGAACTGCCCCCTTGACAGTAAACATGATACCCTCGTGTCCTATCGGTGTCATGTCGGTGTTATACTACCATGTGCATTGGTTTGTAATGAGAGGATTGATTCTCCTTAAACAAACAAGCAAAGTGGTCAAACATATTTCTCATGTCTTCGTTATGGTCATGTGCCACCACATGCATAGACATAGCCATAGCTTTTTGTGGTACATTCAATGATCTACCCCATTGTTTCAACTGTCTTAAGTTAGTGCATGGTTGTCCTGCATGGAAACTACCAATCCAATCCCATAGATGAAACTTTTTAATAGTTGTAGATGTTAATCGTCTAGTGCCAATGGAATTCCAATCGCCTATTCGTTTTAACCTAGCAACTGTGTTAGGTAAAGATACCTGTAGATTACTATCATGCTTTATGTTTACAATAGTTCTAGGATATTCTTTGGTATGTGGATCGTATAGCTTATCATATTCTGCTTTGCGTATGCGAACACCATTGAATGTAATATACTTTACTCTATCCAATGGTATTATACTATTATCATCAAGCCATCTAATTGAGGTAGAAGATTCGCCACTAGGCACATACCCATAGCTAATATTCTTTAGATGTATGTTGCTAGGCAATCCTGCTTTCACAGGATCTGCCCACACATATTCAAATTTGTTTTTGGTATTTACTCTTGAGCCTAGAACTTTAGTCTTGCCAAATTCTTTTGTGCGATTTGATAAAGAGATCGCAAAAGTGATTGGCTCATTCCACCAATATGCAACACTTGGTCTAAAATATTTATTGCTCATGCTCTGTTCCCTACAATTTCTTCACTAACAAGGCAACCCACACCAACGGGATTCTCCTCGCACAGTTCAATGATTTCTTCTTTATCCATTTGATAAAGGTCTTCCATGCGTAATGCTTTACCGTTCCACATGGTTTCATCTGCGTCTTGCTTTGGTAAAGGTAAGTCAAGTTGTTTGTCTTGAACTCCAACACCACTAGCCAAAGGTGTAGGCTTAACCTCTACACCATTACGACTGTAGTATCCATAATGATTGCGTGTTATATTGCCGTAGCTACTATAACCCCAATCATCATCTTCGTAACACCACTTGCTACTATCTGATACATCTTTGATCGTATCTGTTTTGTCATCATAGTATTTGTCACGCTTACCATATGATGTTGGTTGTATGGAATATGTATTGGATAACCAACCCACATTGTCCATGTCAGTTCCTTGATCTTCATTGAAGATAACAAACTCTTTGGTCTTGCCGTCAAGAAATAATAACTTGTCTGTGCCAATTAGTTCTTCAATCATCTCTTGCCATTCTGCATTGTAAAGTAATTTAGGATTAGCTGATAGTTGAGGTCGTAGTATCCACTTAACAAACTGATGTGTGTCAGATTTGTTAGCGTCAAGCATAGGCGTTGGTAGTTGTGGTCCGTTGTGCATTACCCATAAATCTCTATCGTCACCTTTTGCTTTTGATAATACTTCAAAAGGGTGTGACATTGATTTGTTGGTATCGCCATTAGTTGCAAATCTAAAGTGAATACCCATAGGCACATCCATAGATTTGTATTTATCCCATAACCTTTCAATATCATTGAAAGTTTTTGGAACGATCTTCCGAGTATGAAGTTGTCCTTTGTGAACAAACATCAAACCAAAGCCATCGGAATTGTTTTCATAAGCTGTTTCCATTAAAGCTGATGAAAGTTGCTTTGGACTTTTAGTTGCTATTATTAAGCACATAATTACCCCACTTGGTTAGTAACTGTTTCGTCTTCCGTATCAACCACGATACGAGAGGGTTTAACATCTTTGACATAGCCTTTACGAATAAGCCAAGCCAAGAGGTTAGGATATTGTGATCGCTGTTGCTCTCTTGCAACATAGCGACAAAACGCTGTGTAATGTAAACTTGTAGTTGTGCAATTAGTTTGCTTGACAAAATTTACCATAGCGTCAGTAAATTCCAAGACACGATAGAAACCATGTCTTGTAATATTAGATCTGAATATACGAAGTTCAATAGTATTGTAATGATTTGTATTGACAGCTTCATACTTCTCCCCAGTAGGTCTTAATACATCAGATACTTTTTTGGGTGACTTCTTCGCCCATTGATCTGAAGATCGACCTGCAATATCATTAATAAAATGATAGTTGCTAGTGTCATTGATAAAGACAAGTATCTTACCAATATTCAAAGGTGTTAAAGATTTTCTACCAATATGTATATGCAATCCTGCTGTATCAGTATTCCAACCTTTAAGATTGTTTTGGCATAAATGAGAATTGAAAAATTCTTCCCACATTTTTTTATGATAACCAATACTACTCGGTCCAGTTACAATCTCAAAACCATTATCAAGTGAGCCATCAGATTTACAGATAGCAAAACCTTGATACATACGATTAATTGATTCGGCAATATCACTTGGACATTGAGATCGCCTTTCAACTTCTAACTCAATACCATAGTAATCAGTGGTATTTTCATTAGGTAATTTGTTGAAATTGCAATACTCCAATACATCAGTATCATAAGAATATGTGCCACTATAATCGTCATAGCCATCTTCTTCATATTCATCATAATCGTCATTGTGTCTATACGTATCTGAATGTTCAGAATAATAATAGTCACTTTCTACGCAACCATGACAGACATGATAATCGCCATGATTTACAGATGCACAATCTGTCATATCCATAATGTCACCACAATCGTGACAATAACTTATGTCGTGCCTTTCCCTAACATGATTAACAAAATTATCGTGTCTTCTAGTATTAGCATTGTCTAAATGACTAATTAAAGATTCAATATCATCTAAACCGAAATCACTAGGCAAGTCTTGATTGTCAATGAAGCTGTGTATTTCATTGTCACTTAATCCTAAAGAGGATCTAAAGTATTTTAATAAAGTCATGTTTACCTCACACAAATTTATAATCAAACATTAGCTTATCTAATATTTGAAAAAGCCAATCATAAATATATAATTAGCTTTGTCAAGTATTATTTTTCTTGTTCAGCTTTTTCAATCATAACATCATTATAATTATCATCAGATAATTTTTCTTGATGTTCTTCTTGGAAATCTAAAACCCAATCCGTAAAGGATTGAGCTTTATTATTTGATAACTTTTTAACTACGCTTTTAGTATCTATAACCATTGTTTTATACCTCTATCTATTTGTTTAAATTCAATTCCTAAATCTTTATTGATTTGATATTGCTCATCATGTGTTAAGTTATCCCAATCATTATCAATGGTTTCAGTTTCATCAATATTTAGTTTTTCTAAAACTTCTTGAGCATTGATACAAGGATTAAAAGCATTATATTTTCTAGCCATATTAATTATCTCCTATTTAAACATTTTCAACCAAGCTGGTTTTCTACCCTTTTTATTCTTGGCTTGTTCGATTATTTCATTGACCTTATATCTATGAAATCCGTCTATTCTTGATTCGCTACAATCAACTTTATGATTTGGATACCTAGTAACTAACTTATTAGGATCAGAGCAATCTTGCCACTCATTTTTTACACTGTTGTAAACTAAACTTTTACCAACAGGTAACATTTTTTGAGAATACACACTATTCCCATTTGAATAATTAGCCATAAAAAACCTCACATTTTTATTATGCTTACAGCATATCAGAATTAAAAACCAAGTCAAGAACTATTTTCAAAAGTTATCCACAACCTGTGGATAAGTTTCAAACAATGAGCCGTATTGCTCAAGGTTTAACTAGGTCTTTTGATCCTGTTATAAGCCCCATTCTACACTATATTGTGGCATTAATAAGGCAAGTATTATACTATGTTTGCATAACTGATATGCAAAAAACGCATACGCAAACGCCTTGCTTGATACTCAAAACTGACAACTTGTCACATGTGACAGAATGTCGCACCCCATGTTGTCTGGGGGGTGGTCGATAGGTCGAGGTGGGGGGAGGAAAAACCCGTGCACGTGTATACATACATATGCACCTCAAAAAATTTTTTCAACTTTTGACGTTTTTTTTTAAAGTTGAGGAGAGGAGCGTTATTGTGTGAAGTGTGTGTGTGATATGTAACGCTGTTTTCCTCTCCTCTATACAGGAGACGTATGATCTTTCGACCATACAAGTATATTATATCTTACCTAGTCTTGAATTACAATACCATTTGAGTTATAATATTAAATATGGCTAAAGGCGATACACTAACTCCACAACAAGAGCAGTTCTGTCAAGAGTTTATTAAAGACTTGGCGGCTGTTCCTGCAGCAATCCGTGCTGGATACGGCGAACAACATGCAAAAAAGAATGCATGGACTATGATTCGCAATCCACTAGTGGCAAAAAGAATATCAGAACTTAAAGCCGACCAGACAAAGCGTACTAAAATTGAAGCGGATGATATATTGCGCCGCCTAGTACGTATCGCTGAAAAGACCGAGCAGGAGGGCGATTACAACGCGGCTATCCGCTCCCTTGAATTATTAGGTAAACATCAAGCTATGTGGACTGATAAGAATGTAACCGAGATGAATGTGCAAAACGCATTCTCTACTGGCAACTCCGAGGAAGATATCGAACGCGATGTTGAACGTCTGAAGAAAATTGCTGCACCAAAATTAAAAATCGTAGGAGGTAAATAATGGAAGTAACTGTAAACGCTGAAGAAGCCATGCTTGCTAGAGTAAGAAAAGCTTTATCTAATAAAGATAAATTAGTAGGTCAAAAAGGAACACAAGGTCGTAATAAGTATCAAATGGAAATACAAAAAATTAAAGACCAAGTGAAAGGTTTCAAAGGATTATCATTTAGAGATTTATTAAATAAAGTTAAAAAAGAAGAACGCGAAGGTAAGTTTGACAGAGGGGCAGAGGGTAAAGCTAAAACAGCTATGCGTAAAAAAATGCTTGACAAAAGAGACGGATCAAAACGTGGTGGAGTACATGCAGGAACTAGAGCAGACAAAGAAAATGAATTAGTTCAAAGAGTTATGGATGAT